TCCATTTCTGTATTCAATAAACCCTATATGACCAAGAAACTACTAATCCTAGTATTCGTAGATAAAAAAGATAAAATTAAACAAATAGAGTTCATAGAAGACGAGTTTAATGTAAATTCGTCCGACATATTTATTTTCGAAAATTTAGATAACCCTTCACAATACATTTTCACATTCTACATTGAGATAGGTGTAGGTGAATTCATAAAAGTAAAAGACTATTTCCGAAATGGCCTTATTATACATAAGAAAAGAAATACATTTTACACTATAAATGCACTCAATAAACTAATTGAGAGAGAGTATGATTTAGAGGTTGGTAATATTAACTATAAGAAATGGAAAATTGATTGGTTTAAGTATGATAACCAAATAATTTTAAATAGTGGCGATAATTTATCATTTATATCAATAAAACGTGTTTTTTAGTAAAATCAATCTATTTATATTATAAGAACTAAATTAAAAAAATAATATTATGGATAATAAAGTAGAAAAATTAAATGACTTTTTAGATGAAAATGGAAATGTTAGTAATGAAGGTACTATATGTGATACTGACGGTAACTGCGTTCCTAAAGAGATAAAGGGTGATAAAAGCGTCCTTGAAAGAGTTAATAAAAAAATAATCATTGAAGACGGTAGACAACTATTAATGTAATGAAAAAGTACACAAACGAAGATAATAAGAGAGATAAGGAAAGGTTTAACTTATTAATGGAGTATGACTTTTATATTGGTGAGGAAGAAGACAATTACGAACCTGATGGTGAAATGATAAATGAAGAGCCACCAGAAGAAGATGTGGAATCTACTGATGAGGTCGAACCAGAAGCTGAAGTTGAACCTGAAATGGAACCAGAAGCCGAAGTTGAACCAGAAGCCGAAGTTGAACCTGAACCTGAAATGGAACCTGAACCTGAAATGGATGATGAAGTTGAATTAGATGTAACTGATTTGGTACAAGGAACTGAAGAAGCACAGAATTCAGCTGAAGAAGCCAATAAAAAAGCTGAAATGTTATTAAGTAAATTAGACAATCTAACTAATTCTTTAGATAAAATGTCGGCTATGAATAACAAGATAGATGACTTAGAGAATGAATTTGAGAAAAGAAATCCGACTCCTGAAGAAAAATTAGAAATGCGTTCATTAAGTTCTTATCCTTATAACCTAAAATTAACAGATTTTTGGTCTGAAAAAGAAGGTAATTATGACGTTATGAATCAAGATAAGGATGGTGAGAAAGAATATGTACTAACTCAAGATGATGTGGATAGAGATTTTAATCCAATGGAGATTAAAGACTCTTTTAAAGACGAAGATTACCAAAGTAATCAAAGCTTTTAAAGCTAAAGTATTAAATATCAAAACGAAAGGTGTAATTTAATTATTACACCTTTTTTTTTGTAAAAATATTAAAAAAGACTTGTAATAACTCATTTTAATTAGTATCTTTGGCTCAGTTATTTTAATGTAAATCATTAGGTAGCGTAACACGATTACCACCCGTGAATTATAAGTGGTGGTGATACAAATAAAGACTCCGACATATAAAAAACGAAGGTCGGACATTTACTAATAACAAAATTATAACTATGAGTAACGAGAAAAAAAATCCGTTAGAAGCGATGTTAGCTCAGTACGAGACAGCGACTTCAAAATCGAGTAACAACTCATTTGACAAAACAAATTACTTCACTACGTATTTACCAGATGGTATTGAAAGTGCAGTTAAAAAAATTAGAATTTTACCACCAGAAGAAGGTAAAACACCTTTCGAAGAAGTTCACGTACACAGTGCTAAAGTTGACGGTAAAAACCGTAAATTCACTTGTATTAAAGAACTGAATGACGAAGATTGTCCTTTCTGTGAAGCTAGAGAAGAACTACTTTCTACGGGTGAAAAAAGTGATGAAGAATTAGCAAAGAAATATAAAGCTAGGTTAATGTACATCGTAAGAGTTATTGACAGAGAAAACGAAGACGAAGGTATAAAATTCTGGAGATTTCCAATTAACTACAAAAAAGAAGGTATCTTTGATAAAATAATGGCAACCATTGGATTATTAAAAGAAGATATCACAGACCCTGAAGTAGGTAGAGACTTAATTCTTAACATAGTTAGAGTTAAAAACCCAAGAGGTGGTACTTACCCAATGGTTAACTCAATCCAAGCATTCGATAAAGGGCCTCTAAGTGAGGATAAAAAACTAGCTAAAGGCTGGTTAAGTAACAATAAGAGTTGGAAAGAAGTTTACTCAGTAAAAGGTTACGATTACTTAAAAATTGTAGTCTTAGGAAAAATCCCAATGTGGAGTAAGAAGCAAGAAAAATTTATTGCAAAAGAAGACTTAGAAGCTGAAAATGAAGATTCAGAAGACTCTAACAGTGGATTAGAAGACCAAATCACAATGGGAGGTGGTAGCAAAAACATTGATACCAAAAGCACTTCAGATGTTAAAACAGAAGAGTTAACTGAAAGTGAAAATAGTTACGATACCGTAGCTGAAGAAGAAGATGAAGAAGAAGATGATTTACCATTCTAAATAGGTAACATCTTAATATAATAGTAAAAAAGGGGGTGAGGTTACCTACCCCCTTTTTTTTCCTAAAATAGTGAAAAAATAAAACAACTCTGGGTGCAGTAAAAATAGAATATATGGCAAAAAGTAAAAAACCGAGTAAAAAAACTGTTTCTAAATCCTCTTATAGTTTAGAAGATTTTAAAAAATCTCAGGGGGTTGAAAAAACCGTTAAGGATAAAGAGCTATCTTGGATACCTTTATCTAAAGCGTGGCATGATGCTATCGGAATACCAGGTTTTGCTAGAGGTTATGTAAACTCAGTTAGAGGATATTCAAATACGGGTAAATCAACTGCTTTTTATGAATCAATAGCAGGTGCTCAAAGAATTGGTGATTTGCCAGTTATCTTTGAAACTGAAGGTAATTTTGATTGGGAACATGCTAGAAAGTGTGGTGTTAAGTTCGATGAGAATGTAGATGAAGAAACTGGTGAAATAACTTACAGTGGTAGATTTTTATACATGAGTAATCAAGACTTATTAGATAAGTATCAAAATTATGACCACCAACATAGTAAGATGACTTCAAAGCCCTTAAGGTATGAACCAGTTATTGAAGACATTTCACTAAGTATGACTGAACTATTAGATTTACAGCAAGAAGGTAAATTACAAGAAAATTTATGTTTCTGCTGGGACTCTATAGGTACGCTGAATGGATTTAAATCAGCGATATCTAAAACAAGCAACAATATGTGGAACGCAGGTTCAATGAAATGCTTCCAAGCAATTGTTAATTTCAGAATACCTAGTTCTAGAAGAGAGGATAATGAATTTACCAATACGTTTATCTGCGTACAGAAAATATGGTACGATAGTATGAACATGAAAATTAAACATAGTTGTGGTGAGTTTATGTTCTTTAACTCTAGATTGATTGTACATTTAGGTGGTATTGTATCTCACGGTACGGCCAAACTAAAAGCAACATCATTAAGTAAGGATTTTCAATACGGAACTGAATGTAAGATATCTTGCGAGAAGAATCATGTTAGTGGTATTGAAAAGAAAGGAAAGATAGCATCAACTCCACATGGTTTTTGGAACCCATACGAGTTAGATACTTACAAGAAAGAACACCGTGACTTTATACATGATAATCTAGAAGTAGATTACAATGCTGAAGTAGTGTTCTCGACTGAAAAAGGAGAAAGAGGTGAATACGACTACGATAGTATGTAAACTTTAAAAACAAAAGATGTCTAAAAGACCAAAAAGAAAAGTGGGTATTTCTAAAAATACTAGGAATACCCTACTTATCGATGGAAATGCATTATTTAAATTAGGTTTCTTTGGTGCTAAAGATATGTACACTAGAGATGGTGACCACATAGGTGGATTATATATCTTCATTACAATACTTAGGAAATTACTACAAGAGGATTTATATTATAGGGTTTTTGTTTTCTGGGATGGAAAATTTAGTGGTAGAAAACGATGGGAACTTTATAAGGATTATAAATCTGACCGTGGCAAAGACTTTGAAAATGGGACTCACCCAGTAGATATTCAAGAAAAAACTGAAATATTCTTAATAAGACAGTATCTAGAGGAATTATGCATTAGACAATTAGTTGATAATTCAAAAGTAGGTGTTGAAGCAGATGACTTTATTGCTTACTACTGTCTAACTAGAAAATCTAATGAAAAGATAACTATATGTACGTCTGATAGAGATTTGTGTCAGTTAATAAATGATGATGTTAGAATTTATTTATGTGATAAAAAAGAATACGTCACCTATGATAATTACCAAAATTATTTTAAACATCACCAAAAGAACTCTAAATTAATTAAAATAATTGGTGGTGATAACTCAGACAGTATTAAGGGGATTGATGGAGTTAAAGAAACAAGTTTACTCAAATACTTTCCAGAGTTAAAAGAGCGTGAAGTTTCATTAACTGAAATACTACAATCAGCTAAAAAACAATTAACGGAAAGAGTTGAGCAAAAGAAAAAGCCTTTAAAAGTATTAACAAATTTAGTTAATAGTAAAACGAAAGGAGTTCAAGGTAAAAACATTTATAAAATAAATGAGAAGATAATTGACCTAAGTAATCCTTTAATTGACAGAAAGAATAAAGAGTTATTAAAATACTACAGGAAGCCCATGGGTGATTTAGATAGTAGAGGTATTAAAAACGTTTATAGTTTTATGAAGCGTGACGGTGTTGATAAAGTAATAGAATCATTTAGCACGAATTATCTACTACCTTTTAAAAAATTAATAGAGAGAGAACGTAAAGAACTAAATAAATAAATAAAGATGAGTAAAACAAAAGAAGAAAAGCAATTAGAATTTGAGAAGCAAATCGTTAAACCATTCGAATTTGTATTGAAAATCAATGACAATATTATTTGTCAAAGGTATTTTAATATTAAAGGTTATAATAACGAATGTAGAGAGTCTCTAGAGATGAAAGAAATGATGGATGATATCATGGGAGTCAACCAGCAAATTAAATTAGGGGTTATACCCGATTTTTTCAAATACAGATGTGTTGTTAATTCTTATAAACCTTATTACTACCAAAACAATTATTTAAACGATAAAGATGATATCTTTAGTTTGGAAGTATTAAAAAATAACGTAAATAAATTACGTAATAAGAACAATGATTTCAACTTAGATGATTTACAAAAGGAGAAGTTAGTCGAAGGTACCTTTGATGGTAAAATGTTTCATCCTAATGTTAGGTATGAAATTGACATCAGGAGTATAATTCCTGAAATTATTGGAGTAATTCAAGACTACTTAGGTAGTAGCTCTTATACCAAAGAATATGGTGACGTATCCTTGAAAAGAAATAACAGATTAACACAAAAAGATAGACTTAAATTAGTTACATACTAAATATGACAGATATTAAAAAAGACGAAGGATTTGGATTTTTAGGAATTCCGTATCAGAAAAGATTAATATCTCAGTTAATAACAGATTATAGGTTTGCGTCAAATATATTAGAAATAGTTGACGCAAACTATTTTACGGATTTATATTTAAGAATAATAGTGTCTGAGATAAAGGGTGCACATGAGAATGACGACGTTATATTAGATTTTGATGGGTTATCATATAGACTTAACAGTAGAGGTGATAACGACACTGTTAAGATGTATACTGAAGCTCAAATGGATGAAATTAAACACATACCATTAAAGGATTCAGAATTTATCCAAGACAGGGCAATGAAGTTCTGTAAGCAACAGGAACTTAAAAAAGCCACTAATGAAATCTTAAACATAATCGATAAAGGTGATTTAGATGATTATGATGCGTGTGAAGAAATACTTAAAAAAGCCTTAGAAGTTGGTTCAGACAAAGATGATGCTATTGATGTTTTTGATAATATTGATGAAGTATTAAGCGAAGACTTTAGAAAACCAATACCAACAGGTATAAGCGGATTAGATGAGAAAATGAATGGTGGTTTATCTAAAGGCGAATTAGGTGTGATATTAGCGCCTTTTGGTGTCGGTAAGACAACTATGATTACTAAACTGGCGAACACGGCTTACAACGAAGGTAAGAAGGTTCTACAGATATTCTTTGAGGATACCCCTAAGGTAATACAAAGAAAACATTTATCATGTTCAACTAAGATAACCCTAAACGACTTATCTTTACCTGAAAATAGACCAATTATTGATGAGTCTATTCAGAGGGAAAAAGAAAATGAAGGTTACTTGTTACTTAAGAAGTTTCCTAGTGACGGAACCACTATACCTGTAATCAAGAACTATGTTAGAAAATTAGCGGCAGCTGGTAATAAACCAGATATGATATTAATCGATTACATTGACTGTGTTACACCAACTAAGAGTTATGATAAAGGTTATGAGGCTGAAGGACCTATAATGAGGAAGTTTGAATCACTATTGAGTGAATTTGATATGGTCGGCTGGACTGCAATACAAGGTAATAGAGATTCTATTAATGCTGACACAGTAGATTCCACTATGATTGGTGGTTCTATCAAAAAAGGTCAGATTGGTCACTTTATCGTTTCAATTGCTAAAACCTTAGACCAAAAGGAAATAGGTCGTGCTAATATGGCCATACTGAAATCTAGATTTGGTATTGATGGTATTGTTTTTACTGATGTCGAGTTTGATAATGGTAGAATGCAAATTAATATTGATGATGGAGGTTATTTGAAAGCATCCGAAATGGGTGATTACCAAGAAGAGCAGAACAAAACACGTGTTAGCGACTTAATGAAAAATAAATTTAAGAAAAAAATGGAAGAAAAATCACAATTATAAATAAAAATAGATAGTTATTAATACAGATAAACTAAAATAAAAAAAACAATAAACATGAGTAAGTATTTAAACATTGACAATGGTAATAGGGATACCAAGTTCCCAGTTCTTCATGATAAACTATGGAAGTTCTATAAGAAACAACAACAAAAGATATGGACCGCAGAAGAGTTAAACCTATCTAATGATACCTTAGAAGGTATACCAGAAGGTGAAGTGGTTATATTGAAAAACCTATTGGCTTTCTTTGGAGTTTCAGATACTCTAGTTCAAGATAACTTAGCTGATGAAATCGTATCAGAGTTCTCAAGTGTTGAGGAAATTAAATCAAATTACGTTTATCAAGCTTATATTGAAGATGTTCATAGTGAAACATATTCTCTATTGATTGAACAATTGATTGAGAATGAAGAAGAGAAACAAGCTATGTTTCAAGCCATTCAAACTAACCCAGTTGTAGCTTCTAAAGTAAAGTGGGCGAACAAATGGCTAGATAACGGTGATATCATACAAAGATTGGTTGCGTTTTCTTTATTAGAAGGAATGGGATTCTCTAGTACATTTGCTATACTAATGTTCTTTAGATTAAGATATCCTCAACTAACTGGTTTAGGTCAGGCGAATGAGTTAATATTACAAGATGAAGTATTGCACATGCATTTTGGTATTAACATGCACAACAAATACATCAAGAAAGAATTTAGGTTACCACCTGAAGAAATTAAAGAGATGATTATGGGTTGTTATGAGACAGAAAAAGTTTTTGTTGAGTCAATTTACAGTGGTTCTTATGTACTAGGACTACCGAAGGATAAATTAATCCAGTACATTCAGTATGTGACTGATAGTTTATTAATGTACTACGATATTGATAAAGTGTTTAGAGTTGAACAACCATTTGACTTTATGGCGTCATTCTCGATTGTAGAGCGTCAAAACTTCTTTGAAACTAAAGGTGGTGAGTATAATAGATTAACTAATATTGGTGGTGATTTAACTACTGATGACTTTTAAAAACAATTCAATGAAAATAATTAAAAAAGACGGTAATAGTCAAAACTTTAACCCTAATAAGGTTTTAACTAGAATAAAAAGGACTGCTAGAAACTTAAATTTAAGAATTGATGCAGATAAATTATCACAAAAGGTCATTCCACAAATACAAGATGGGATGACCACTAATGATATTGACAACTTAATTGTTATTGAATCGTTAGGGTCGGTATTTTTACACCCAGACTACTCTATGGTGGCTTCAGCTATTGAAATTGATAATTTACATAAGTTGCACAAATACAAAGAGTTTAATATTGAGTTAGATTACTCTAGAGATTACTCTTACGATTACTTAGCTTGGGCCACATTCAAAAAATCATACAGGAATGGTGATGAATTACCTCAAGAAATGTACGGTAGAATTGCAACTGAATTATCTGAGAGCAAAGAGGATGCACAGTATTTGTATGATATGTTATCTACAAAGCAGTTAAACTTTGCAACACCAATTAACTTAACTGCTGGAACTGGTGCAAATAACAATAGATTTATTTCATGCGATATCAACTTCCTAAAAGAAGATAGCCTAGAGGGTATTGTAGATACACTAGGTGAGTTAGCTAAATCATCTAAAGATGGTTCTGGTATTGGAATATACATTGGTAACCTCAGAAGTTCTAAAAGCAAGGTAGGTGATTTTAACGGTAATGCAGCTGGTATACCTAGATTAGCAGATTTAGCTCAAGGTATTGCTAGATTCTTTAATCAAAGAGGTAGAAGAAATGGAGCGTTTGCTTTATATGCACCAACATGGCACAAAGATATCATTTCTCATTTAGAGTTAAGACTTAATGAAGGTGATGAAAGATTAAGAACTAGAGATATTTTCAACGGTGTGTGTGTCGATGATTTATTCATGGAAGCTCTATTGGAAGAAAAGGATTATTATTTATTCTGCCCTAACGATATAGTTAAAGCTGGTTTAAAACCTTTTTATGAGTGTTCACCAGATGAATTCAGAAGTGTATACGCAGAAGCTATAGAGTTAGGTTTAGGTGAAAAGATAAACCCAAGAGACATTTGGAATAAAATATTAATGTCTCAAGCTTCAACTGGAACTCCATACGTGGTTTACATCGATTCTATTAATAGGAAGAACATGCAAGAACACTTCGGTAATATCAAAAGTTCAAACTTATGTGTAGAAACACTTTTATATGCTGATAAAGACGAAGTAGGTCAATGCGCTCTAGGTTCTATTCCACTTATGACGTGTAAGGACATTAGAGAGGCTTCTAGAGTGTTAAGTTACTCAATTAACCTAGTAATAGATAGAAACGTTTATTCGACTGAGAGAGCCGAAAAAGGAGGTCTAGGACAAAGAACTATCGGTATCGGAGTTGCAGGTCTAGCTGAGTACCTATATTCTAGAGGTATGTCATTTGAAAGTGAGGAAGGTAAAGAAGCTTTCAAAAACATTATGAGAGAAATTTACCTAGGTGCCGTTAAAGGCTCTCAAGAGTATTATGAGAAACATAAAAAGACGTTTAGAGATTATGACAACTCATTGTACGCTAAAGGTGTATTTAACCCTCAGAAATGGGGTGTTCATGAACATGAAATTGACATGACTAAACCTGTAGCTAACAGTTTATTTACAGCTCTTATGCCAACGGCATCATCATCTAACCTATTAGGTTGTACTGAAATGTTTGAGGTGCCACAAGGTATGGTATACAGAAGAAAGCTGGATAAAGGTGAATTCGTAGTAGTTCAAAGAAACCTAGTTGAAGATTTAGAAAAGATAGGTATTTGGAATGAAGAACTTGCTAAGAGAGTAGTAATGGCAGGTGGAACAATTCAAGGTTTATATGACATTCCTAAAGATATAAGGGAAAAATATAAAACAGCTTATGAGGTGTCTCAAAAGAAGAGAATTGATATGATTAATCATGCGTTCCCTTATATTGACCAATCAACGTCACTTAATTTATATTACCAAGACGGCAATTTCAGTAAATTATCAGCTGCGTTGATACATGGTTGGAAGATAGGTAATAAGACTGGTGTTTATTACACTAGAGTACTTAAGAAAGACGCTGAAACAACTAGTGACTTATTCATGAGAAAAGACACTACTCCTGAAAAACCAGAGGATTCAGATTTCGAATGTTTCGGGTGTTCAGCTTAAAGCAAAATAGTAAAATAGATATGTAAAAGGTGTAAGATTAAGTTCTTACACCTTTTTTCTTTTAAAACTTTATTTATTAATATTTATTAGTAAAATAGAGTATGGCTAATAAAT